GGTCCACACAGGGCAATGCGATTTTCTGCATTGTTTCTGTCCCTGTGACCAGCCTCTTAAGGAGGTTGGGAGCAAGGGAGTACCGGTTGGTTGGAGTACTAGCTTTGGTGTTTAACACCTTCAAGCTAGTACACTTTAATACTTCACGAAAGAGCCCTCAACTATGAATCGGAGATCGTTTGTCAAGAGGATCCTACTCGGCTTCGCCTTTGCTGGTGGATTCTATCCATTTAACAAAGGCTGCTTTGTAGGCGCCCCAGGGCATCGGATCCTTCCGACCGTAGATTGGGAGCTTCTTCCCTACGATTTCCAGACCAATTGGTTTGGGGTCGATGGGTGTGGAGTATTAACCGAAGCATCGCTTCGGGAGGGATGCCCACCCTCGGAAACGGAGGTGGCATGACAACCCCTAGCGCAAAGTGGAGTGTTATCGTTAACACCCTCGAGTTGAATCACCCTGTGTTATCACCTCGTAACGTTTTGTCCATTCAGTTCCTGTTCCGGTCTAAACATGGAAGGGGTTGGGACTCGCCGGTATTCTCCCAAGCTTCGGAGATACCGAACGAGTTTTCCTACTTCTTCCCGTTTAACCAGCCCAGGGATTTAGTGGCTTACGTGGAGGTGAAATATAGGGCTTTCAACCCGTTGAACGTCAGGACAGTGTTGTATCGCACCGATTGGAAACCAGCTTATTATCCCCTAAAGGGTCCTAAGCTAAAGGTTACCTTTTGGTGGTTCAGGGAGGCGATTAAAATCTCCTCACTGAACATGCTACTCACTCGAAAGGCGTCCACTCGTGTGTCCGCGGGTTTTCTGCGGCACATGCGGCTGTCTTTGCGTAAGCAAAGTCAGTATCGTAATGCCATACGAAATCAGGGCAGATCGTCGGGTCTCCCGAATCCCTATGTGCGTTCACGAACCGCTGAGACGGAGTACTTCCAAAGGACTGGCAACACGGTTCAGTACGATAATTTTAGTACTGACACGCGCCCAATCTATAAGAAGATTGTCCGTACGCGGAACGTAACGCCTGGGTTCTTTTCGAGAGACTCGAGGCGTCCTTTGCCAGATTTGGCATATGACGTGACCTACCTTGATGTCGACGACTCAATGGCCTTCCAGACCTTGACGACGGAGTACACGGGTCCTCCTGTGTACACTGACGCCCAGGAATGGTACGGGCCAACGAGATGGTTTTACGATCCCTCATGGGCAACGCTTGACGATTCAGAAGTCGGCGGAGCTCAAAACAAGGCTATCGCAAAGCTCAATGCGAAGATGGGGCAGGATGTGAATAACATCATGCAAGACATCGCGCAGTGGTGGCAACTGGAACATTTGGCTCTCGGAAATTTGAGGGCCATTATTTCAGCGCTTCAGGCACTTCGCCGGGGAAATCTTTCCGGCGCAGTGACCGCTTTGTGGAAGCATAAGTCCGGGGGGAGGTATTACCGCCGCGAGGCGGGACACCTCTACCCAGTATTTCGAAAGGGTGGAGGCCTCTCCGTTGCGAAGTCTCTAGCACAGAACTGGCTAGAACTTCAATACGGGTGGAAGCCCTTACTCCTCGATATACATGGACTTATTAAGTCTATCCAGCAGCTTAATGCTACGGGTGACTTTCCTGTTTTGGAGGCGCGTGCCGGTGGTTCAGCTAGTAATCGAAGTGTTTGGCCTATCAATGCCAGTCCCTTCAAAAGGACTGTTAATGGTTTTAGTAATACCCAAATGGGTTACTTAGCCATTACCCGTAAGACTTCATACCACTATGGTGTGAAGTATACGATTGATGACCAAACACGAGCTTTCCTAGCTCAAACCGGCTTTCTGAATCCCATTGACCTCGGATGGGAAGTGTTACCTTTCTCGTTTGTCCTAGATTGGTTCATACCAGTTGGTCAGTTCCTTGAAGGGCTTTCTGCCTGCCAAGGGTTAACTTTCCTTTCTGGATATGAGTCAATCAAAACGGTCAAACACAAGTACACGTTGCTAGACGTAAAGAAGACGGTGGTCAACGGCATCTATAGCAAGACAACGTTAAGTTGCCGCGGGCTCTCTCACGAAAGGCACGTTTCGTTCACACGTAACGTCCTTAGTGATTGGCCGCACATGGGGGTCCCTTCTCCTAAGAATGGACTTTCCACGTTGCATATAGCTAATGCCTTAGCCCTCCTTGCTTCTTTGCTTATAGCATGAGGCCGTGTACGATAAACCCTTGGTGACATTTTTGTCACCTTCAATGGAGTAATCACCTATGGCAACTCAAGCTGCCATCCTTGTGGCGTCGAACGCGTCGGGTTCCGTTAAAACGGCCTCGACAACTCCGGCCTACGACACAACGTTTAGCCCCGACGGACAAGTTATCCCCGGTGTCTATCGTTGGGTTGACCGTTCGGGAGGAATCCCGGTCGGTTATCCTACGATGACCTTGTCGGTGCGGAGGCCCACTAAGGGCTCCCGTGTCTACAAGATCGTCAGGAAGCTCTCCATCCCGACCCTGGCGGATGTGTCCTATGCCAGCAGCGGCCTTACGCCGCCGCAGCAAGTGGACCACAGCTGTCAGAAGACGGAGGAGTGGATTTTGCCCGAAGCCAGTACCGAAGCGGAGCGGCTCGCGCTGCTCTACCTCGATCGCTGTTTTGCCTCGAGCAATATCGTGACTAGCGACGGTTCGGCGAACCAGGACACCGGTTCTCCGCTTCTCGCCGCTATCCAGTACTTGGAGCCTGTCTCGGGCTAATAACCCGACCCATTCTCGTAGTACTCACTCTTGGAGATCGACTATGTCTTCTAAGAAGTATAGTCGCACCTTGCATGATGCAAGGCGCTTCCGTGTGACACCTCGGATGTCCGAGGACCTAGTCATTGACTTTCTCGAGTCGCTTGATTGTCCTCGAGCTCTTACGGTTGCGATGCTTTACCGTCATGGTGAGCACCAGCAGCTTGCGGAGCTTGAGTTCAATCCTGACCTATACAGAGATGTATGGGCCATGCGCGATGCTTACGCCGCAACTCTTTTCCTGTCCAAATTCGAGGATTTAAAACTCGATAAGGATTTGGATGAAGCTGCGTATGAGAAGTTCGAAAAGTTTGAGCTTCTCTGTAAGCAGACTAATCATCGCTTTATGGATCTAGCTAATGACCCCCTGTATAGGGGCGTCATCGTCGAACTGCATGGTGCAGTTCAGCGAAAAATAGCGAAAATCCTTGGCGACTTTAGTCCCGATGAGTTTTTTGACTTCGGTCGTTGGGGGCCTGGTGCTACTACTCTTATAAAGGGTCGTAGCGCTAGCTCAACCAATAAGTTCCTACGCGAAGTAGGAATCACACGTGATCTGTTCGACCTTTTGTCCAACGGTAAGGGTGTTACTTATCTCACCGAGGTTTACCCTTTGTGGGGGTATCACTTGTTGGAAGCCGGGTTTCCCAACTTCCAAGTTGGATGCAAGGTCATCACTGTCCCTAAGAATGCAAAAACCAATCGAGTTATCGCCGTCGAACCTGGGATCAATCTTTGGTTCCAGTTATCCGCCGGTGCTATGATCGAGAGGCGCCTTCTTAGGTGGGGGATAGATCTGAGTAAACAGGAAAGGAACCAGCAATTGGCGAAGGAGGCTAGTGTTACCGGCCTTCTTGCTACTGTTGACTTCTCTTCTGCGTCAGATTCTATCGCGAAAGGTCTCGTTGAGGAGTTGCTACCGAAAAGGTGGTACCTTCTCCTCGATTCCCTTCGTTCCCATTTTGGCAAAGTCAGAGGCGGGTGGCGAAAGTGGAATAAATTCTCCTCTATGGGGAATGGATTCACTTTTCCACTCGAAACACTCATTTTCTATGCAGCTGCATTAGTCTGCAAAGAATACCTTCAGATCGAAGGGAGTGTAAGTGCGTACGGGGATGATGTAATTGTCCCCTCAGCTGCCTATGACTTGTTCTCGCGGTTATGCGAGTTCTACGGATTCAAGGTGAACCCTGATAAAAGCTTCTATCAGGGATTTTTCCGTGAATCATGTGGAGCTCACTGGTACCGCGGCATTGATCTTAAACCCATTTACCTAAAGGAAAATGTTCGCACCGTTCAAGCTTGCTATAAGCTGGCTAACAGTGTACTTGAACTATCTCATCGCCGGAACAATCGTTTCGGCTGTGATATACGTTTCAAGCGCCTGCATGATCGCCTTACTCACTTGGTTCCTAAAAGCACACAGCTTTTGGTCCCTAGTGGGTTTGGTGATTGCGGCTTTGTCTGCAATTTTGACTTAGCCGTACCAACAATCCAACGCGCAAAAGACCGGCCGGCCTCGAAATGGGTCGAAGGGTACTTTGTCGCTGGATTGTTTGACGTGGCAAAAAGCCACGAGGTGGACCACATCGGGTTACATCTTACCCGGTTGTGGGGTTTAAGAGATAGCGATGATTCCCAAACATCTAGAGCAGATGTGCGGGATTTCGCTATTTCAATTTCAATGCGTAAACTCCGTGATAAGCCTTTGGCGAACACGGATGTCTACAGAGGCCAAACAAAAAAGCGTGTAATACGCTTTCTTGTAAGACAGTGGCCAGATCTCGGGCCTTGGTTGTAATACAGGGTCTTAGATGCTTACCTCCTTTTAGTTAAGGTTGGTGGGCTGGAGGGCCTGAATAGTGG